GCCATGACCGCACGGAGACTCTTGGAGGACCGTGAGACCGAGACAGATATTATGCTGCCCAAGCTCGAGCGATATTTCCGGGGGATCCGGAACCGGGTGGATGGCATCTTGGGCCGCCATATGGAACGTGGGACAGATGAGGCAAAAGACTTCCCATTCGATGTTGATGAACTGCTACCGTCGGCCGAGATAAATGGCCTCGCCGAGATAATCAGGGCGTCAACGGCCAGGGTGTCCAGAAAGATGTTCGACATTATTAACGATTCCGGCGTGGCCGGCACGTTGGATTGGGATGAGAAGTTGCCGGTGGTCCAGTCCGCACTGACGCAGGCGCCGACACGAGCTACCATGATTCATCGGACCAGCTTCCGCAACATCGGGCGGGCTATTGGGACCGCCCTCGAACGCGGCTATTCCATCGAGGGCCTGGCCAGGGGCGTCCCGGACGACAACTTCCCAGGCCTCCGGTCCTTGTTGACCGAGACCGAGAAACGGTCCCGGCTGATCGCCAGGACGGAGATCATGCGGACCCAGAACCAGACGTCCGTGGGCTTCTATCAGGAGCAAGGGTTCGGATATGTCCGGGCCGACGACCCCGACGGAGACCCGGACGATACCTATGTCGACCCTGGGGACCCGTATGGCCGGACGTGCATCGAGCGCCACGGCCAGGTCTACAGCCTGGAGGATGCCCGGAATATCGACGACCATCCGAATGGCAGGCTGAACTGGCTGCCGATGCCCAGAGATTACAAACCGGAGGACACCGTTGATTAACAAACTGCACATATCCGAAGCCAAGGGCGTGGACGATTCCCAGGGGATCGTGGAGGCCTACGTGAACACCATGGGGATCAAAGACCACGATGGGGACATCATCAACCCGGAGGCCTTCGACAGTTCCATCCGGTCCAGGCTGCCCATCCCGGTGCTGTCCGGACACGACCAGAGCCAGCTTGTGGGGAAGGTCCTGTTCGCGCAGCCTGAGCATATATCCGGGGACGAACACCGGCTGTTCGCCAGGATGCAGATGAACATGGACACCCAGGCCGGCCGTGACGCCTATTCGAACATCGCCGGGGCATTCGTCCGGGAATGGTCCGTGGGCTTCAACATACCGGGGAACGATGCCATCGCTTACGACCGGGAGGGCGCCGTCGCCACCAGGACGATCATGGACCTGGACTGGGTCGAGGTCTCATCCGTGGTCCGCGGGGCATCCCCGGCCACGATGACCATCGCGGCCAAGTCCGAGACCGAGACGGTGACCATACCGGAGACGGTCCCCGACGTGGAGACCGAGCCCCAGGAACCGGCACCTGAGGAACCAGATACCGATACCGGCGCCGATCAGCCGGACGAACCTGACCAGGCCGCCCCGGACACGGACGTTCAGTCCGCCTCCAGCACGGTCCAGGCCCGGCTTCGCCTGTTGCGGTCACGCCTCCAACTTCAAGGCATCAAAACGAACTAAGGAGACAATCGTGAATACCAGAGAGATGAGGGAACAGGCCGCCGCACTATTGAGCATTGCGGAGACCGAACTGGAGAAGGGCGAGGTCGATACATTCAACCGGATGATCACCGAAGCCTCGGAGAAGATGGAGCAGGCCGATATATTCGATCAGGCCGCTACCAAGATGGCAGCACTCAAAGGCGACTTCAATCGCCCACTTAACCCGGTCCCGGTCACGTCCAACGATGTGGCGATCTACGACCCGATGGACAGCACCGCCAGGATCAAGGGCGATTACAAGCCGGCGTCATTCATCAAGGGACTGCCGGCGATGGCACAGCCCCTATGGGTCCAGGAGCAGATGGGCGACAACGTCAAGGACGAGGCCCGGTTCATGAGCGACACGTTCGTGAAATGGTTCCAGTCCCCGTCCGACGATGTCTTCTGGAAGACCGCGTCCCCGGACGAGATCAAGGCCATGCAGGAAGACACCGACGCCGAGGGCGGGTTCTTCGTCCCGGAGCAGTTCCTGGCGAATACCATCCATGACACCGGCGTCCCGGGCTCCCAGCTCCGGCCCATTTGCAACGTGATCCGGGTCGCATCCAAGGACGGGTATATCCCGACCATGGCGTCGGCGACCTGGGCGGCAATAGCGGAGGAAGCGGCTCCATCCGAGTCCACGCCGACCGTGGGCCAGGTGACCTTCTCCATCGAGAAGTCCGGAGGGCTGATCAAGGTCAGCCGCGAACTCCTGGACGACTCGGCGATCAACCTCCCGAACCTGCTTTCGCAGATATTCCAGGAGGCCGCTGGACAGTTCGAGGACACCGGGATCATCTCGGGCAATGACACCACCCAGTACGCCGGGATCATGTCGGACTCATCTGTGGCCTTCTACACGATGGCCAATGCAACCTCGGTCGTGGGCGCCGACCTGATCGGGACGTATTACGCCCTCAACGCACAGCACCGGGGGAATGCCAGTTGGGTCATGAAGTCGTCGATGGCGGCCCTCGTCAACTCGATCGCCATCACGGCCGCCGGGGTCCATAGCATCCCAAGCCTGACCGCCGCGCCGGCTGACTTCATCCTCGGCAAGAAGAATGTCCTGGTCGATTCGACGAGTGGCTTGGGGGGCAATATCACGTCCACCGAGAAGATCGCCATCTTCGGGGACTTCAAGTCGTATTACATCTTCGACCGGGTGGGCTTCACCATCCGGAGGAATGACAGTCTATACATGGGCAACGACCAGGTCGGCTTCTTCGCCACCCGCAGGGGTGACGGCCAGGTCGGACTCGCCGCTGCCTTCAAGATCCCACGCGCCGCCTAATCAGCGGATAGCTAATAGGGCGCGGGGCTTCGGTCCCGCGTCCAACTCAGGAGGACGATCATGGCGAAAACGATGTGCATCCAGAACTTCACTTACGGGGCAACCGGGGAGACCTTCGAGGCCGGGGTGGAATATGACGTTCCGGCAGCGACCTTGAAAGCGAACCCCGATTATTTCAAGTCGTCCGGACGCCCGTCCAATAAGATGGCCGGCACGGATGAGGACAAGTCTGCCGGTGGTGACGAGGAAGCCGTGGAAGCCGAGGCCGCTGAATAGTGGCGACACGGCACACATACGCCAGCACGGATGACCTCCGGGACTACCTGGCCGGCACGTCTTACAGTTCCGGCTGGACCGCAGATGGCGGGTCCATCCGCCGGATTCTGGAGGCTGCGTCCGTCCGGATCGACCAGTATGCCGGCGGCGGGACCTTCGGCCCAGTGACCGAGACCCACTATTTCGACATCGGCGCCGGGTCGCTGATCGATTCGCCCCAGTATTACGTGACCTCAGGCCATGGTGGGATCGCGATGACATCTAGCCTGGCCGCCGTGGTCCCCCTGGACGGCTGGCTGATCTCGACGACGACCGTGACGGCTTACGATGACACGGACCGGGGGGAATCCACCGTGCTGACGGAAGGCTATGCCAACGACTTCTTCCTGATGCCCTATAACGTGAGCCCGAAGACGATCCTCAAGCTGAACGAGGACACCAGCAACACCCTGGACGCCGGCCAGCAGACCTTGAGCATCCTGGGCTCCTGGGGATATACGGCGGACACCTTGAGCATCACCACCGGGGACGCCGTGGGGTCGACGACGACCACGTCCGTCAGCGTGACGGCGGCTGCCAGCCTGGGGCCGGCCCAGGCCATCCTGGTGGACTCGGAACAGATGTATATCACGGGGATCAGCGGGAACACCCTGACCGTGGAACGTGGGGTCAACGGGACGACGGCGGCCACCCATTCCGGGGGCGCCACTGTCTATGCCTACGACTACCCGGCCCTGGTCGTCCAGGCCTGCCTGGATGTGGCGAAGCTGACGTTCCGGAACCGGGACCTGGGGATGACGACGAGTATCGGGTCCGGGGAACAGTCCATCACGACCTCCGAAGGGGAGATCCGGTCCGTATTGATGACCCTGGACGACTACCGGGCGGCCGGCACATCCAACGGGGTGATCTTCTGATGGCCGAGGTCGGGTTCGAAATAAAGCAGACCGGCCCGCTGTTCGCTGATGATATGCCCCAGAACCTCAT